CAGTTGTCAGACAATAAGAAGAATTATTACCTAGTACACCTGACTGGAACAATTACAGAAGAAGTAAACCAGATTATTGGTATTTCCTCTAACGATGATATTACAAAAGAAAAGGCAGTAACTAATCTACTGGACAGCATTTCTGAGAGTACCCCTAACGTAGTTCTATCTATTATTGACGTTAAGGAAGTTACTGAGAAAGAAATGCAACAGTTTGTCGAAGGTCTAATGGACGAACCTGATACTCCGAGAGTTATCAACTAATGAAATCTATCCATACCCTAGTACCTGACATCTACGAGTTGTTTACTAGTGGTAAGGTTGACAAGAACTCATTTGGTAAGTTCCTGTACACCCCGGAAAATAACGAAGAGAGACAGTCGAAAGATAACTCTCTTCGTATGTCTTCAATGGGTAATCCTTGTGATCGTCAACTCTACTACAAGACACACTACGCAGATGAATCTGAGAAAATGGAAGCTCCTGTACTCATCAAGTTTATGTTCGGGGACATCCTAGAATCATTTCTACTACAACTAGCTGCGATGGCTGGCCACACCGTAGAAGGAGAACAAGAACAATTAGAACTACACGGAGTTAAAGGCCACAGGGATGCTATTATTGACGGTTGTCTTGTTGATGTTAAGTCTGCCAGTACTTATTCTTTTAATAAGTTCAAGGAAGGATTGAGCATTGACAACGATCCGTTCGGGTACATTACACAGATAAATTCGTACCTAGAAGCATCTCAGAATGATCCTAGACTAAAGGTTAAAGACAAAGCCTACTTCCTAGCTATTGATAAAACTCTAGGTAATATGTGTCTGTCAGAAGCTCCTATCATCAAACGCGACTGGCAAAAGTTTATCTCAGATAAGCAAGAGATACTAAAATCTCCGACACCCCCACCTAGAGTGTTTAAAGCAGAGCCAGAAGGCAAATCCGGAAACGAAAAACTTGGTGTTAATTGTTCGTATTGTTCATTTAAAGCTAAGTGCTGGCCAGGCCTACGAACCTTTATCTACTACAGTGGTCCTGTATTTTTAACTAAAGTTGTTAACACACCAAAGGTTCCTGAAGTTAAATGAGTAAGAAAAAGAAAAAAGAACCAACACCACGTAATTCATTTGAACGTGTACTAGACAAAGCCTTTCACTCACTCAGTAATGAGATGAAATTTGACTACAAGTACGAACCAGAGACTTTCAATGTTAAGGTTGACGTAACTTACAAACCAGACTTTATTGCTGAAACTAAAGTTGGTAAGGTTATCGTAGAAGGTAAGGGTTACTTCAGAGACGAAGACCGTAAGAAGGTTTTAGCTTTTACTCAACAGTACCCTGATTACAAGTACCACATTGTGTTTGAACGAGACAACGCTATCTACAAAGGTTCTAAATACAAGTACTCAGATTGGTGTACCAAGCACGGTATCTCTTACTCTGTTAAATCCCTACCAAAGGAATTGTTTGAATGAGTAAGACCCATCTGATTATTCCCGACGCTCACGCTCACCCGGACTTTAACAATGATCGAGCAGATTACCTTGGTAAACTTATTCTTGACCTTCGGCCTGATGTTGTCGTTAACTTGGGCGACGGTTACGACATGGCTTCTCTATCGACGTACGACAAAGGTAAAAGAGCCTTTGCAGGACGGTCATATGCTCTTGACATTCAATCCGGGAACGACTTCCAAGACAGAACATGGTATCCAATTAAACGAGCCAAGAAAAAACTACCTAGATCAATTTACTTGGAAGGAAACCATGAACATAGGATCGAAAGGGCACTGGATTTATCACCCGAACTTCAGGGCACAATCGGCTTCTCTGATTACCAACTCGAAAAGTACTACGACGAAGTCGTTAGATATGAAGGGGGAACCCCCGGAATAATTGAAGTAGATGGAATTTATTATGCTCATTATTTTATTTCTGGTATTATGGGGCGTCCTATCGGCGGTGTTAAGCCAGCTTATGCTATCCGGGCGGCTAACGGTAAATCGTCGGTTTGTGGCCACATCCATACTGCTGACGTTAACATCCATACTAACATTGATGGTAATAAGACAGTTTGTGTAGTGGCTGGTGTTTACCAAGACTATGACTCACCTTGGGCTGGTAACATCAACAAGCTTTGGTGGAGAGGGGTTGTAATTGCTAGAAACGTAGAGGACGGTGTGTTTGATCCTCAGTTTGTTTCTATCGACCAACTAAGAAAAGAATATGACAAGTAACCTCCTTAAGAAACTGCTAAGTAATTATGATCTTGAAGAAGTCTTTCTGATGTTGGAGATTGATCCGTATGACGCACTAATTAAACTATACGAAATTGGTGAGGTTGATCTGGAAAGATTAGAGGAATACGCGGATGACTCGGACGATGAAGACGAGTAAACAAAAAGCACTTGAACGTAGAATTAAAAACCTACAGGATAAGCATAAGAAGTACTTTATGGAAAACCGAGTGGGTGAGTTTCGTATGAGAGTTATCGACGAAAAGAAACATCGTGAGAAGAAAATCCGTCCTACAAACCTAGAGGAATTTATTGATGACGAAGGCTAATGTATTTCAGATTCTAACAGAAGACCACATTGTTGAGGCTCTTACCAAGTATCTTCGTGATACCCCATACAAGCTAGAGTTTGATAAGTTAATTATTTCTGGTGTAGAAGACGATGAAGTACATGGTCTAAAACTTGAACTCCTACTAGGAAAAGATTAATGAAAGCCGAACTTATTGACTATATGGGTACAGACCTTACTGTAGTAAATGCAGCTAGGGTCTCCTTTGATAAAGAGTCTGAGTGGGAGATTGAGACCGATCCACATCACGGTGGTAAGATTCCACCGTATAATAGGTTATCTGACAAAGACAAGAAACTTATTAATTACCTAGCTAAACACGATCACTATACACCATTCACTCACTGTGCTATAACCCTTAGGGAAACAGTACCGATCTTTGTAGCCCGCCAGAGGTTCAAACACACTGTAGGGTTCTCCTACAACGAAGTATCTCGTAGGTATGTAGATGACGAACCTGAGTTTTTTATTCCTGCTAAGTGGCGTAAAAGAGCTGAGGATAAGAAGCAAGGCTCTAGTGATGAGGAAATTGAAGAAAAACAAATGGCAAAACTAGAGTACAAAGTAGCCATTAAGTTAGCTTTAAATACATATGAGCATCTTCTTGAAATTGGTGTAGCTCCTGAACAAGCCCGTATGGTTCTTCCACAGTCTATGTACACTTCTTATTATGTAACTGGTTCACTAGCAGCTTGGGCTAGGGCTTATAAGTTACGTTCAGATAAAAACTCACAAGCTGAAATCAGTGAGTTAGCTGAAATGTGGTCTGACACTATTAAACCTTTATTTCCTCATTCTTGGGAGGCATTAACTAATGACACGGGACTACGATAAAGAATACGCACAATACCACGCTTCCCCAGAACAAAAGAAACGTAGGGCACAGCGTAACGCAGCTAGACGTAAAGCTATGCAAGACGGTAAGGTAAAAAAGGGTGACAACAAGGAAGTAGACCACGTTGGTGCTAATCGAAAAGGTAAACTTAACAATAACAAGGTCAGAGTAGTTCCTAAAGGTGTTAACCGTAGGAAGCAACCTAAAAGAGACGGCAGTGAAGATTAATTCCTTTCCAGCAAAAGAACTAGAATCACTATTGAACAATCTAATCAAAGAAGATAACCTAAACCTAACAATTAAAAATACTAAAAAAGACATCTTACAATTTAGTCTTCGTGCAAAAAATAATAAAGACGATACTTTTAACATTGCAACTTTAGGTAATTTAAAAGTTGGGGAATTTATTCTTTATTCAGCTTTTTCAAGTAATGGAACACCAGTTGTAATTTTTCAATTAAATGAAAGGTTAACAAATGATTAACGAACATGATATTGAAGCGTTCAAGAGGTTTAAACAACCAGAGAAACTAGAAATGTTTATGGAAGACACCAATCTTAATTTTTACGATAAAGTCTACGAGTTTCACAAGGCTTTCAAACACCCTACTGAACGTGACCTTGCTCAACCAGATGCTAATGAGTTTTGGCTACGATGGAGGCTTATCTCTGAAGAGTTTAAGGAGCTTGGCCTAGAGTTTACCAAGGCTGATGAGTACCTTATGAATGGTGTCTTAATTCCAGATATTATTAGAAGGAACATTCTAAAGGAAACAGCAGACCTTCTATATGTTGTCTTTGGCTTCTGTGTAACCTATAATCTACCTATTGAAGAAGCGTTTATGAGAGTACACCGCTCCAATATGTCTAAGCTTGGAGCCGATGGTAAACCTATCTACCGGGAAGACGGTAAGGTGTCCAAGGGACCAAACTACAAAGAACCTAACCTTAAGGGCCTTGTATAATGAGTTGGTTTTCAGTTATTATTAGCTGGATTGAATATTTTAAACAAGAATCAAGATTAAAGAAAAAGGTTAAAAAGTTTAATGTCTGACAATGCTTCTAATTATAAAATTGAGTTTTCTAGTTCCCCTTATCTTCCTTTTACTCTTTATTATAAAAGAAAAAGAAATGGTTACTTTTTTGGCGACTCTTACGAATGGGTTGAACTTTCTCGTTTTGAAACTATTGAAGAAGCTAAAGAAAAACTAAAATATTACCAAAATATCTCTCTACCAATTTACCACGTTTATTAAGGACCTAGTGTGACTTTTTTTAAATCAAATGTAAATCCAATGTTTCGGAATCAACTTTCTGAAACAATTTTCAATTCAAAGTATCGTCACCAAGGTGCTGAATCTTGGGAAGAATTGTCCAAGACTCTTGTTGAGCATGTTTGTAAAGACCATATGGACAAAGACAAAAGACAGATGCTTTTTGAGCTTATCCGAGACATGAAGTTTATTCCCGGTGGTCGGTATCTTTACTATGCAGGAAGAGACAAGGCATTTTTTAACAACTGCTATCTTCTAAAAGCAGAAGAAGACACAAGAGAAGACTGGGCAAATCTGTCTTGGAAATCTGAATCTTGTCTTATGACTGGTGGTGGTATCGGTGTTGACTACTCTGTTTATAGACCATCCGGGGCAATTATTTCCCGTACAGGTGGTTTTGCGTCCGGACCTATTCCAAAGATGATGATGATCAATGAGATTGGTCGAAGAGTTATGCAAGGGGGTTCTCGGAGGTCCGCTATCTACGCCTCACTTAATTGGCAACATAAGGACATTCAAACTTTTCTTAATGTTAAGGATTGGGATGCTTTAAAAGTAGGCAACACTGGGTTAACCTTAAAAGATATTAAAGAACAAGATTTTGATTTCCCAGCACCACTAGATATGACAAATATCTCGGTAAACTACGATACCAAGTGGTTACTAAACTATATGAAAACAAACGATTCTGGTGACACATTTAAGAAAAATGTAACTCAGGCCATGAAGACGGGTGAGCCGGGGTTTAGCTTTAACTTCTTTGATAAAGAAAACGAAACTCTTCGTAACGCATGTACTGAAGTAACCTCTAGTGATGACTCAGACGTATGTAATCTTGGTAGTATCAATCTTTCACGAATTGAGACTGTAGAAGAATTTGCTTCTGCTGTAGCTTTAGCCACAGAATTTCTTCTTATTGGTACACTCAAAGCTGACCTTCCCTATGAAAAGGTCTACCAAACAAGAGAGAAAAACCGCCGACTAGGTTTAGGTATTATGGGTGTACACGAGTGGCTTCTTCAACGAGGTCACAAATACGAAATGAACGATGACCTTCGTAACTGGATGTCTGTTTACAAAGGTGTTAGCGATCATGTATCAAAAACAGAATCAGATAGGCTAGGTATTTCTAGACCAGTAGCTAACAGAGCTATTGCACCAACTGGAACTATTGGTATTCTTGCAGGGACTACTACAGGTATTGAACCAGTATATGCAGTGGCTTATAAGCGCCGATACCTAAAAGGAACTAAGTGGCACTATCAAAACTATGTAGACCATGCTGCTCAACAAATTATTCAGAGTACAGGTGTTGACCCAGACAAAGTAGAAAGTGCTATTGATCTAGCAGCAGACTACGAAAGGCGTATTAAGTTTCAAGCAGACGTACAAGACTACGTTGATATGTCTATCTCTAGTACAATTAACTTACCAGCTTGGGGAACTGATCTTAACAATGAAGATAAGGTAGACCACTTTACCTCTGTATTAGCTAAGTATGCACCTAGGCTTCGTGGGTTTACGTGTTACCCTGATGGAGCGCGTGGTGGTCAACCTTTAACCCCAATTTCTTACAAAGAAGCTATTGAAACTTTGGGAACTGAGCACGTAGAAATGAACGATGTTTGTGATATTACTTCAGGAGGTTATTGTGGGTCTTGAAGAGAAATTTATTTACTCACTTCTGTGAAATTTTGGATGTAACTTAAAGGACATAAAATGTGTGTTGTTTCTATGATTGGTGACCACTATAGAGAAAGAGTACCAGAAATTCATCCTTGGGTTGTTAAACAAATTACCATACCCGGCCCAACAAGAGAAGAATTTGATTCTTTGAAAAAAACTGTTGATGAAATGATGAAGCTTTTAAAAAGAGCAAAAAAGTATGACCAAGAAAACAACGAACCTGACTGTGAAATTGAAGACAAAATGCAATTTCTAAGAGAAGTAGCAAAAAGAGTTGGTGTTGATTTAGACAAAGAGTTGATTAAAAATGTCTAATGATTATGAGAACGACCAAAGATGACAAGCAAAGATTCTACCAAAGGTATAAAAAGTGATGGTTGGTCCACCAGATATTACGAGCTTCCAGAAGGTTCTAAAGAGTTACAAGATTTAATTGAGTATAAAAATATGAATTTTGCTGTAGCTAACATCTTTAAAGCTGCTTACCGTTTAGGGGATAAAGAAGGAACTAGTCCCGAATACGACCTAAATAAAATTGTCTTTTTTGCTGAAAGAGAACTAATTAGAAGGAAAAAACTAAGTGATCAAAGCAGTATACCTGACAGTGATTCTAATGGTTAGTAATGGTTCACCACAGATGCAAACAATACGAATGCCCAGTTTAGACGAGTGTGTTCGTACTGG